TGCTGGTGATAATACAGGCTGGAATTTTGGTGGAACCCCTGATGTGAATACTGAAGTTGGGTATCGGCTAAGATCATTTACACAAACCCGGAGATTTTAAAATGACGATGAACATTAAAGCAGTTACCTCCTGCATTGGTTACCAACAGATCACATCTTTGTCTTCTGCCGCCAATTTGACTGTCCCAACAACAGACAAAAATGGCATGAACCAAAAGCCTACCTTTGCGCTGATTATTTGCGAAACCCAAAATGTGCGGTGGCGTGATGATGGCACAGCGCCAACAGCTTCTGTGGGTATGCCTTTAATTCCAAGTGTCCCTTTGCAATATGATGGCGATTTGTCCAAGATTCAGTTTATTGAACAAGCAGGAAGCGCCAAGCTAAATATTAGCTACTATGCTTAAAACTGCTTCTGGCCCAATTCTTGGGTTTATGAAATTGTGCAGCTTTAACGGTTGGACTTCCTTCTGGGGGGACATTTATGTCCTTCCCGGTCTGGAGTCTAACCAGACATTGATTGCCCATGAGTCAGAGCATTTGCGTCAGATTAAGGAAGATGGGATATTTTGGTTTACGGTAAAGTATCTGTATTGGCTCTGCAAGTACGGATATTTAAAGAATCCGTATGAGATACAAGCTAGAACTGCTGCTGGTCAGCCAATATGAGTAAGCATATAATTAATTAAACCGTATCGGCCAGGTTGACCGAGGAATCTAAGGATTCAGAAAAATGACTGATGAAGTCGAAAACCTAGCGGTTACACCCGTGCCAGAACAGATCGCAACGGCTGCGCCTGAGTCTGTAGTTGAAACGCCGGAAGCTAAGAGTTTCTCGCAAGAAGAACTTGATGCTGCCATTGGAAAACGCCTCGCAAGAGAGCAACGGAAGTGGGAAAGAGATCAAGCGCAACGCCAAGCAGAAGTGCAGACGTTGAGAGCGCCAAGTAATGATTACTCCGCAGAAGGTAACCCTGATGCGGCAGTCTTGCAAAAGGCTGAAGAAATTGTTGCCCGGCGTGATGCTGCAAAACAGCAATCGCAAGTTCTTGATAGCTATCACGAGCGTGAAGAAGAAGCGCGTGGAAAGTACGATGACTTTGAACAAGTCGCGTATAACCCCAAGCTGACGATTACGAATGTAATGGCTGAAGCGATACAGTCTTCGGACATTGGCCCTGAGTTAGCTTACTACCTCGGTTCCAACCCCAAAGATGCTGATCGTATCTCGCGTCTAGCGCCATTGAGCCAGGCTAAAGAGATTGGGAAGATTGAGGCTAAATTAGCCACCGACCCTCCCATGAGAAAAACGACGTCTGCGCCAGCGCCGATTTCACCCGTTAGTGCGCGGTCTTCTGGATCACCAGCAATGGACACTACCGACCCTCGTTCAATTAAAACGATGTCGGCCTCACAGTGGATTGAAGCAGACCGTGTGCGACAAATGAAGAAGTGGGAAGCACAGCGTATCCGCTAATTTTGACTTTATAAGGAACTCATCATGAGTAATTCGATTCTAACGATTGACATGATTACCCGGAAAGCTCTCGAAATCCTCGAGAACAACTTGGTAATCACCCGTAACGTAAACCGTCAGTACGACGACAGCTTTGCTGTTGAAGGCGCTAAGATTGGTTCTACACTGCGTATTCGCCTGCCTGACCGCGCTTTGGTCACTGACGGAGCCGCCCTGCAAGTTCAGGACGACAACGAACAGTTCACCACTTTGACTGTCGCCAACCAAAAGCATATCGGTGTCAACTTCACATCTGCTGAATTGACTATGCAATTGGATGACTTCGCAGAACGTGTGCTCAAGCCTCGTATCAGCCAGTTGGCCTCCAGCATTGATGCTGACGTTGCTAACGCTTACAAGGCTATCTACGCTTCTGTTGGCACACCCGGCACTACTCCATCGACTTCTTTGGTTCTGTTGCAAGCTCAACAAAAACTGAATGAGAACGCTGCTGTTATGTCGCCACGCTACGCTACGGTTAACCCCGCAGCCAACGCTGGTTTGGTTGAAGGCATGAAGGGCTTGTTCAATCCTACTGACACCGTGTCACGCCAGTTTAAAAACGGCATGATGGGAACTGGTGTTCTGGGCTTTGATGAAGTCAATATGTCTCAGTCAATCAAGGTTCACACCACTGGCTCACGCGCTGGTACGATCTTGGTTAACGAAAGCATTTCTGCCCAAGGTCAAGCCACTATCACTTTGGACGGCTTTAGCAGCGGTACTACAGTGACTGTTGGCGATGTGTTCACCATTGCAAATGTGTATGCAGTTAACCCACAAACTCGTGAGTCAACTGGTTCGCTTCAGCAATTCGTAGTCACTACTGCCCAAGCAGCGTCTGGCGCTGATATGGTCAACATGACTATCAGCCCTGCAATCTTTACCAGCGCAAGCGCATTGGCTACTGTTGATAGCTTCCCTGCTAACAACGCTGCCGTGACTTTCCTTGGTTCTGCATCGACTGCATACCCACAGAACTTGGTTTACCACAAAGATGCGATCACCTTCGCAACTGCTGACTTGTTGCTGCCTCAAGGCGTTGACATGGCTGCTCGTGCAAACCACAACGGTATCAGCTTGCGTGTTGTTCGTCAGTATGACATCAACAACGACCGCCTGCCTTGCCGTATTGACGTTCTGTATGGCTTTAGCACCATTCGTCCACAGATGGCTTGCCGCATCTGGGGCTAAATTGAAATGGGGCTTCGGCCCCTTTCTTCGTAACACATTTAAAGGAAATTATCATGGCACTCCCTAATGGCGCTGGTGGTTATCAAGTCGGTGACGGCAATTTGCTTGAAGCGCAATTGACCGTTCAAACTATCCCTACCACTTTGACAGGCGACACCACGTTGACTGCTGCTCAAGTGGCAGTTGGTTTGGTTGTTTGTACAAAAGCCTCGGACGCTACATTGACTGTGACTCTGCCTACCGCAGCGTTGCTTGATGCAGCTATTCCAAGTGCAAAAGTTGGTTCATCTTTTGAATTGACCATTTGCAACAACGGCAATGCTGGTGCATCGTCTACCGTGCCTGTTACTACAGGTACTGGTATCACGGTGTTTGGCTCTGTCACCATCGCACGTTTTGGCGCTCACACGTACCGTTTTGTGAAGACTGGTGACGCTGCTTACTCTGCCTTCCTGAAGTAAATTGAATGGGGGCTTCGGCCCCTATTTTTAAAGGAAACATCATGGCAAACTCAAAACCTGTTGGCGTTGCGTATTCTGATCCAGAACTTGTTGCTGGCACTACCATTACTGGCGCGACAATTACTGGCGCTACCATTACTGGTTCTACTTCAACAACTGCTACCGTTAGCGGTACGTTTACTTCTACCGCCACCACTGGCGCAACGATTGCAAACGCTACTGCTGGTCTGTACTTTTTGACTACCGCCATTACTGCAAACGTGACTACAACCGCTGCACCTGTTGGTTCGATTGGTACAACTTCCAATGCTACTGGCGCTGGTAAGTTGTTCGTTTCTGACGGCTCTAAATGGCAATTCGCTGTAGTTGCTTAAACTAAACGGGGGCTTCGGCCCCCTTTTTTGCTCAATGAATATTTATCTAAAACATCCAGTTCACGGCAATAAAGTTGCCACGATGGAACTTGAAGCCGTATATGATGAAGATCATGGCTGGTCGCGGTACAATCCCGATATGCCTGACCTAGTCTCTGAATTTGAGACGAATGCGTTGAGCATCAAACGCAAATACACGCGCAAGGCTGTAACCGAGGAAATCTGATATGACAACCTACACGGCTGGCGACCAAATTAATCGGGCGCTTCGTTTGCTCGGAATCTTAGCTGAAGGTGAAACACCGTCTGCCGCTACTTCTCAAGATGCTTTGATTGCGCTGAATCAGATGATTGACAGTTGGTCAATTGAGCGTTTGATGGCGTACAGCACCATTGACCAGATATTTACTTGGCCTGTTGGTGAGATTAGTCGGACACTTGGCCCAACTGGTGACTTTATTGGCGTACGGCCTGTGTTGCTGGACGAAGCCACCTACTTTCGTGACCCCGGAACAAACGTCAGCTACGGCATAAAGTTCATCAATCAGCAACAGTACAACGGTATTGCGGTCAAGACGGTAACTTCAACATATCCACAGGTAATGTGGACAAATATGGAGTTTCCAGACATAAGGATGTACATTTATCCAAAGCCAACAAGGGCTTTGGAATGGCACTTTGTATCGGTAGAGGTACTTGACCAGCCTGCAACCTTGTCCACAAATCTGTACTTCCCACCGGGGTACATGAGGGCGTTTACTTACAACTTGGCAATGGAGTTCGCCCCTGAGTTTGGCGTAGAACCAAGCCCCCAAGTGCAACGTATTGCCATGACTTCTAAGCGTGACTTGAAGCGCATTAACAACCCTGACGACATTATGTCGATGCCTTACAGTCTGGTTGCCAACCGTCAACGCTTTAATATTTTTGCTGGAAATTATTAATGCAAACGCCTATCCTCGGTGCTTCGTATGTTGCCCGTAGCATCAACGCTGCGGATAACAGGTGCGTCAATCTTTTTCCTGAAGCCATTCCAGAAGGCGGCAAGACTGCGGGGTTTTTAAACCGCGCACCCGGTTTGGAGTTCTTGCAGACCATAGGCACTGGCCCGATTCGGGCGCTATGGGCGCACCAGACCAACGGTTCTGATTTCTACGTTGTTTCGGGTATAGAAGTGTATAAAGTAACCAGTATGACGGGAACCCCTGTCAAGATTGGCGATGTCTCTGGTACAGGCCCGGTGTCGATTGCTGACAACGGCGGCGTTTTGTTTTTCGCTTGCAACGGCCCAAGCTATACCTGGTACGAACCAACCAATGAGTTCAACCAGATTACGGACGTTAACTTTCCCGGTGCAGTCACGGTTGCGTATATTGACACACTGTTTGTGTTCAACGAACCCAATAGCCAACGGGTATGGTCAGTGGTTAGCCAAGATGCTATTACCGGGGATTTCATTTATCCTTTGGTCTTTGACCCATTAACCTTTGCCAGTGTTGACGGTTCACCCGATGGTGTGGTGGCTATCAATGTTGACCATAGGCAAATGTGGGTGTTCGGTACAGACTCCACGGAGGTCTGGTATGACGTTGGCGGCTCTGCCTTCCCATTAAGCCCCATTCAAGGCGCTTTTAACGAGATTGGATGTGTAGCTGCATTCAGCGTAGCCAAACTGGATAACACGTTGTTCTGGCTTGGTACAGACGCTCGTGGACAAGGTATCGTTTACAAGGCAAACGGCTACGCTGGCGTAAGGGTTTCTACTCATGCCATTGAATACGCCATTGCTCAGTATGGAAACATATCAAACGCGCTTGCTTACACTTACCAGCAAGAAGGCCATGCTTTCTATGTGCTGACATTCCCAAGCGCGAATGCCACTTGGGTCTACGATGTGTCTACCCAAGCATGGCATGAACGCGCTGGTTTTGTAGACGGCGAGTTTACCCGGCATCGTAGCAACTGCCAGTGCAACTTTGGTGGTAACACCCTTGTGGGCGACTTTGCAAACGGCAATCTTTACCGTTTGAATCTGGACGTTTACTCTGACAATGGTGGGATTCAGAAATGGTTGCGCTCTTGGAGGGCGCTGCCAATGGGTCAAAACAATCTCAAGCGCACGGCGCAGCACAGTCTTCAACTTGACGCTGAAACAGGTGTAGGGCTGAATACGGGTCAGGGTTCTACGCCTGAAGTGATGTTGCGCTGGTCGGATGATGGCGGTCACACGTTTTCTAACGAGCACTGGCGGCAGATGGGCGCTATCGGTCAGTTTGGTTACCGTACTATCTGGCGTAGGCTTGGTATGACGCAGAAGATTCGTGACCGGGTTTATGAAGTGTCTGGCACTGATCCGGTAAAGATTGCCATTATGGGCGCTGAGTTGCTTATCTCACCGACTGCAAGCTAATGGCTACCAACATCACACAGATACCAGCCCCGCGAGTTCCTTTGGTGGACTTGCAGACCAACACGGTTTCGCGTGAGTGGTTTATGTGGTTCAACAATATCTATTCGATTGCAGGCACAGGGACAGGCATCGTTGCGGTCGTCAATGGCGGCACTGGCTTGGGAACTATTCCAACCAACGGTAAGTTACTGATTGGCAACGGTACGGGTTATTCGCTCAACACTTTGGGCGTTGGTACTGGCATTTCAGTGACCAATGGCGCGGGGACTATTCTTGTAACCAACACTCTGCCTGACCTAACCGTCGTGCTGACAGGTGCTGGAACAACGGTGGTTACTGGTACTTACCCTAACTTCACCATTACCTCAAACGATGCGTTTGTCGGTACAGTCACCAGTGTGGGCGGTACGGGTACGGTCAATGGCATTACACTGACGGGTACAGTTACAACTGCTGGCAGTCTAACGCTTGGTGGAACTCTCAGCGGTGTGAGTTTGACTACGCAAGTCAGTGGTACGTTACCTATCGCCAACGGCGGTACTGGAACTACCTCTACGACATTCGTGAATCTTACAACCAATGTGACGGGTACTTTGCCTATTGCGAATGGTGGCACTGGTACAACGTCCACAACGTTTGTTGACCTGACAACCAATGTTTCAGGCATCTTGCCTGTGGCAAATGGCGGTACAGGCACTGGCGTTGGCTATTTGGTTGCCGGATTACCCGCGGCAGGAACAGCAGGGCGTAGGTCTTGGGTGACTGATGCTTTGGCCCCGGCGTTTGGTGCAGCAGTCGTTGGTGGCGGTGCGGTGGTTATTCCGGTGTTTGATAATGGTGCAGCTTGGATTGTGGGTTGATATGCAAATAACTTATGGGCCTGAATTTACAGTTGCTGCACCTATGGATATGCGTTCACGGGTATTGGCGCTGCAAGCAGAAGTCTCTAAAATGGTTCAATATGAGCCCATAACTAAGCATACGTTTCATGGTGGTATGTATTGCCGTGAAGTATTTCGTGATGCTGGCGTGCTGGTTGTAGGTAAAGTACACAAAAAAGAACACTTTTATCTTATTGTGTCTGGAACAGTTGCAATTACCACTGATGATGGGGTACAACGTATTACTGGCCCACAGATGTTATGCAGTAAGCCAGGAACAAAACGCGCCGTATATGCAGAAACAGATGCGTTGTGCATGACGTTCCACAGAGTAGAATCAACCAATATTGAAGATGCAGAGTCTGAATTGGTTGAAGATGAGCCTAATTCAATGTATGGATTAGGCAATCAAATCAAACATGAATCAATAGGAGTATCGCCATGACTTTTTGGGTTGCAGGGGCCGCACTTGCAGGCGGTTTAATCGCATCTAGAGGCCAATCTAGTGCTGCATCAACACAAGCTGACGCTGCCCGTGAAGGTGCTGCCGTACAAGCGCAGTCGAATAAAGAAGCACTTGCCCTACAGCGGCAAATGTACGACGAGCAAAAGGCGTTACAAGAACCGTACCGTCAAGCTGGCCTGACTGCTCAAAATGCGCTGATGCAAAAGTTGGGTTTGGGAGGTGATAAAACTGCTGCGGACTATGGTGCAGCAAACAAACAATTTTCAATGGCTGGTTTTGACCCCAATTCATTGATGAAGAATTTTAGCGCGTCTGATTTTCAACAAGACCCAGGCTACGCTTTTAGACTGTCCGAAGGTTTGAAAACGCTGCAAAGCAATGCCCGTGCAAGAGGCGGTGCAGTTTCAGGCGCTACCATGAAGGGCGCAGTAAATTATGCGGGTGATGCTGCATCACAAGAGTACCAAAATGCCTTTAACCGTTATCAGGCAGGCCGCGCTACGCAAGGTCAAGAGTATGGGAATGCGTTTAATCGGTTTCAAACCAATCGCACTAATATGCTTCAGCCCCTTGGTAACTTGATGGCATCTGGTCAGAATGCAGCCAGCAACCAAGGCGCTGCTGCTGGTTCTTACGGATCGTCTGGTGCAAATCTGATGACAGGTGCTGGTCAGGCAATGGCTGGGGGTATTACAGGTGCTGGTCAAGCAACTGCTGCTGGTCAGTTAGGGTTTGGCAATACGATCAGTAATGCGCTGAATACGGGTGCAAGCGCGTATCAAAACCAACAAAACTTTAATCAGTATTTGGCTTCTAGGCAACCGTCTTATGGCTATATGCCTTCTAATTATGATACGACAGTACCTATGCAACCTGGTGGAGGTTATTAATCATGGCTGATCTCAACGCCCTAATTGCCCAAGGCACACAGTTTCAAGCGCCTGTCAATCCATTTGTCCAATATGCACAGATGCAACAGTTGCAGCAAGGTGAACAAGCAAATCAACTGAATCAGATGAAGATGCAGGAGTATCAACGTGGCATGGAGGAAACCAATGCCATGAGGCGGCTTGACCCTAATTCTCCATCCTACCTTGCAGACATTACTCGTATCAACCCTGAAAAGGGGTTTGCCTTGGGTAAGATGAGACAAGAAGCTAAGACCGCAGGCACGGAAGGGCAGATTAAAGATACAAAATTGATTGCTGATAAGTTGGCACTGTTACCTGACGCTTACCGTATGGCAGATACGCCAGAGGCATATTTAGCGTTGCATCAATCTGTACACGCTGATCCAGTGCTTGGGCCTTATCTTAAAAGTTTAGGCGCAACACCAGAAAAAGGCATGGCAACTTTGCAAAACGCAGTACAAACTGGAAAGTTTAACGAACTGCGTATGGGGTCAATGCAGAGTGTTAGTCAATTGCTTGACAGCATGAAACCATTAACAGTAGCTGCTGGTAGTTCTGTGTACAACCCACAAGCAGGAACCTTTACCCAAGCACCACGATCGGAGCAATTGAAGACTCCTGCTGAAGAAGCCCAAGCAATTCGGTTGGCACAAGCTGGCCGTGCTCCTGCCCAACCTCGACCAGAACAACCACCAGTCGCAGTGGTTGATCCAGTGACAGGTAAACAGGTGTTTGTTTCCCGTGAAGAGGCACTGAGGGGTCGAATGACTCCTGCTGCCTCAATGGAAGGATTGGCACCAAGGGAGATTCAGAAACGTGAATCTGTATTACCACAAGCAACATCGGCTGTTAAGGGCTTTGAAGCTAAGAGTGATAGCTTTGTTAAAGACCTTACAGCGTTGAGAGATCACCCCGGACTTAACCAGATCACCGGACTTGTTGCTGGGCGAGTGCCTGCTGTAACAGGTGCTGGAAGGGCTGCTCAGGCGTTGTACGATAAAGTGATAGCCAAGGGTGGGTTTCAAGCTCTCCAAGACCTTCGTGATGCGTCCAAGACGGGTGGTGCTTTGGGTAATGTGTCGAACCAAGAGGGTAAACAACTGGCATCGTCATTTGCCGCCATTAACCGCACACAGGATGCCAACGATATGAAAGCCGCACTCGATCAAGCAATTGCTGATGTGCAAGGTAGTCGCACACGGATTCGTGAAGCGTATGACCAAACCTACTCGTATAAGTCTGGTGGTTCACCTTCATCTGGTGCATCTGGTGGTGTTGACTCATCTAACCCACTTCTTCGCTAAGGATTGAAATGGCAGACCTATCATCTCTTCTTAAAGACCCTAACTACACTGGCGCTAATGATGCGACGAAGCAAGCCATATTTGATAAGTTTTCACAACAAGATGTAAACTTTACAGGCGCTAATCCGCAAACACAATCTGCGATTCGCGCCAAGTTTGGTTTAACCAATGCACCCGCAGCAGCACCCTCTGAATGGGACACTACAACTGGCCCTCAGATTGGTATGCCGCCTGAAAGTGGAATACCTACTGGTCGTAAACGCGGTATGTTAGATATTTTGTCTGCGCCTTTTGAAATGGGGCAGGAATTGTCGCAAAAACCTCGCGCTGAACAAGCGGCGTTTATTGCGCCAACAGTAGAAGCGTTGGGTGCAGCGGGTGGAGGCGCTCTAGGCTCTATGGCAGGGCCACCAGGTGCAATTGCTGGCGCTGGTGCTGGTTATGCGGCTGCCAAAGGTTTAATGCGGAGTCTTGCGGGTACAAATTTGCAAGGCACTATTCCTGAAATCGGATTGCAAGTTGGAACTGATGTAGCCACGGGTGCGTTGCAAGAAGGTATTGGGCGTGCTGCTGTTCCTGCACTTGGAAAAGCTATAGGGTATGTTGGCCCCAAACTTGGAAAAATGTATGAAGGCGCAAAAAACATCGTAATGCCTTCAGGTTTAAAAACCTCTGGTCTTGCAGATGCTTTGGAAAACAATCCCGTGTTAATGGGACAAGTTAAAAGTCTGCTGGAGCAAGGCAAAACGATAGAGCAAGCCGCAGCTATTACTAATAGTCCGGGACTTGCTACTTTTGCCAAAACAGCGCGTAATGCGTCAAGTTCTACCCAACGGCTTTACAACGAGTTGGATGATGCTTTACGAGCCACTCAAACTAACCAACTTGCAACTGCTGCTCAAAATGTCAATGCACTAACGCAACAGAACTTGCCTTTGGCTACAGCTTCACCGACTGCGCCTCGCCGTGCAGTACAACAAGCATTGGCTGGTGAAGCCGCCACGTTGCAGGGTCAAAAAGCCGCCATGACAGGTCAATTGACCGCTGAACAGCAGGCCGCAGAAGCTGCGCTTGCTGGACAACGCCAAGGTGTTGAAACTGGCATAACTAACGTCAGCCAATTAGAAACTGGTCAAGCCTTGGCAAAAGCTAGTGAAGCCGTTCTTGAAAATACTCGGCGCACTGTGACTGGCCCTGCGTATCAAGCGGCGTTTGAGGCTGCACCAGAAGCCACCATCAATTTGTCAGGCTTGGCAGGAGTAGCTAAAGGCCAGCGCGGTGAACTGCTCACCCAACTGAAAGGTTTAGCGCCTAATTCTGCTGCTTTGTTGGAACGCTATGGCCCAAGGGAAGTTGAGTCTATGGTGCAAGGTGTACCTGTAAAGCAGACTATTCCTCCTGCGCCTATTACGCTGGAAGAAGCACACGCCATTCGTCAAGCTATTAACATTGACCGGGCAGCACTCAAAGGTTCTAATGAATCTGGCGCAAACATTACTCGCGCCCGGCTCAGTGAACTGTACGATTCGCTGAATTCAGCTATTAATCGTGATGTTGCGCCAGAAGCTAAAGCATTGTTTGAAGATGCCAATACTCTGTTTAAAGAACGTATCGTTGATGTCTTTCGTACAGGACAACCTTCTAATCTGACACGCACCAGCACACTGAATCAACCCATGCTTTTGCCTGGGGATATTGTCAGTAAAGCCATGGCAGACGAAGGCAGTACCATGCAATTCTTGAAAGTATTCAAGCAAGATGCAGCGGCAATGCAAAATTTGAAAACTGGCGTAGAAGACTTGTACCGTCAACAAGTTCTGGCTGGTGGTAAAGCAGCTACACCTGAAGCCCACGCTAAGTTTATGTTTGATAATGCCAAACAACTAGGCGCATTGGATAGCGCTGGTTTGGGAATGAGTACCAGGCTTAATCAAATTGGTGGTCAGATTAAAGGTTTGACAACGGCTGAACAAACCTTGGCAGCGCAAGGTAAAGCTATTCCAAGCAAAGTGGCAGAAGCGTTTAAAGCAGAAGATGAAGCCCTGAATCTGGCTTCTACTACGTTGGGATTTAAGCAAACCGACAAACTGCGTTCGGCTATCGTATCCAACCCTGAAACCGCAGGGCAAGCCTTATCGCGCATGGATGCACCAGCCAAGTCTTCACTGGCTCGGGGTGTTATGCAGGATGCTGGAAAAGCCTCTGACCCATTGAAACACTTGACTGACAATGAGTCAGGCATTATGCGGGTGCTGAAAGCCAATGACCCGAAAACCGCCCAATCTACGTTTACCGCAGCTAAAGATGCAGCGGAACTGGCTAAGATTATTGAAGAAACAGGCAATAAGTTAGGTATGAAAACGCCAACTAACGCTATGGTTACTCAGCAAAATCTGTCTAAGTTAACGCAAGATTTACCCCAAGTCCGTGCAGTGGTCAAAGATATTCAAGATCAGTTAGCCCAAGGTAAAACGTTTGATGAATTGGCAGCACAAGGTTCTTTAGGCAAAAACTCTGCCTTGAGATTGTTTCGGGAAGAAACTACCCCCCATATTTTTCCGTTAAACAAAATATGGTCTATCGCTAATATGGTGTTGGGTCGTTTAGAAGGACGGATTGATAAAAAGTTGGCAGTTGAGATTGCCACTGAGTTATCCAATTCAGCCACCGCAGCGGCGGCAGTGGGTAAAGCCCAAGCAAAACAATTAGGTGCTGGTGCAACCAGTAAAGAAGTTGCCAGCAGGCTTAACCAATTTGTTTCACCATCTGCGACTGGAGTTGCCATTGGTAACGCCCTAGCCCCGACTCCAAGAATTGAGCTGAGTGGTATGGCTAATTAGTTAATGGTCTAAAATGTCAAAAATCATTACTTGACCCACATCATGACATCAGACTCCTTAAATCGGCGTGCTTCAGATCGCAGACCACCTGACATTGAGGGCATGATTGCCGAAGAAAATGACCCAAAGCAAAGGGCATTTCTGATTGTGATGAACACGATGAACCAGAACCTAGTTGCTAATACTGAAACAATTCGTGTCATTAGTAGCAAGTTAGACGGACACTTGAGCAACTACGACATTCAGACAAAGTTGGAACAAGAATGGGTCAACAAGGGCAAAGGAATGTGGAAAGTGCTGGCATGGGTATTGGGCATCGTGCAAACTGTAGTTCTGCTTGTATGCGTGCAACTGCGTACCGACCTAGCTGGCATCCATACAACCCTCACCATCATTGCTCAGGAAAATGCCATGCAGGAAGCGCGTTTAAACGGCATGGATAAAATATTGCCCAATGGTAACAAGCCTTAACGAGCAACTCAGGCGCGACGAAGGTGAAGTCTTATCGGCTTACCCTGACAGCCTTGAACCTTTTTTTAGGGTCGCGGCCTTTTCAATTGGCCATCCCTCATGAAGACGGCTGTGCATGAGGGTAACGGGTATGCCGTTCCGTTTTGCGATTTGGCTCCACGCCTCGCCTTGGTCATTTTTCAAAACAAACCGTCTGTTAATGTTCTGCGTCAATGCAGTGGCCCAAGTGCAATTTTCAGGCGAGTAGTTCCCGTTCACGTCTTTTCGCTCAATGGATAACGCATCGTCATAGCCGCTGACTAAAGCCCAATCTCGAAATGGAACAAATGAACTCCACTCGCTGCAAATTGATATGCCACGCCCTGCGTAATTTTTGTAGCTGGATGTGTTTGGGTTGGTGCATCGGGTACGCATGGCTTTCCATATTCTGTGCAGCCGCGTTCCAGAGCCTCCGTGCGTTAGCAGCGGCTTGTTTAATTCCAAAGCGCATCCGCACGAAGCACTTTTCCCAGCTCTTAAATCGCATCCTGATGGTGTTCCGCTTTTCCCACACTCGCACAGGCATGACCACAGAGCAGCCCCTTTTGGGGAGTTTCCATTCTGCTTTATTACAGTCCATCGGCCAAAAACTTGTCCGGTTAAATCAATCAGTCTTGAGTTTTTAGTCATCATTCATTATATCAAGACACGCTAGGATTTATATGGAAAACATCACCAAAATAACCAATATTTCAGAGCAATTACGAAGGGACGAAGGGGAAATTTTGTATGCCTACGCTGATTCTCTTTCATTCCTTACAATCGGGGTTGGACGCTTGATAGACAAGCGCCGTAACGGTGGCATTACACCCGAAGAATCTGCGTATCTTCTGAACAATGATATTCAGCGCAAGACCGCCGAAGTCTTCAAGGCTCTGCCTTGGGTGAAAGACCTAGATCAGATCAGGCTCAACGTCCTCATCAATATGGCGTTCCAGTTGGGCGTAGAAGGCTTGCTGGCGTTTAAAACCACCTTATCCCTAGTGCAGGGCGGCAATTACGACAAAGCCGCTGAGAACATGATTCTGAGCAAGTGGCACAGTCAGACACCAGAACGGTGTGAGCGCCTAGCGAAGCAGATGCGAACCGGGGTTTGGGTTTAATGGATTGGCTTGCAACCCTCAAGTCAGTGGCCCCGACCGTAGCGGCGGCACTTTTTGGCCCATTGGGTGCGGTTGCCATAGCCTCTGTTGGTGAATTGTTGGGCGTGTCCGAGGCCACAAAAGATAAGATAAGCGATATTATCTTAACTGGACAGATGACACCTGAGCAGGTTGGCAAGCTGAAAGAACTCGAACTGGAGTACCAGAACAACGAAAAGGAGCGTGGGTTCAAATACGCTGAACTCAGCTTCAAAGACCGTGACTCAGCACGCACCGCCAACGTGTCAGGAGGCACTCAGAAGCCTTTGTTCTGGTTAAGCCTGCTACTGCTATCAATTACCCTTGGCACAGAGTGCATGGTGCTGTTTAAAGGTTATCCCGAAGGCACAGACCCGCTAGTTGTTGGGCGTGTGCTTGGTTTGATGGATGCCGTTGCCATGCTCGTCCTTAGTTACTGGTACGGCACGACAAACGGTTCGGCTATGAAGACTGAACTACTCGTTGCGAAGACCTGAGCGAGATTCCAAGCACTCAATCAGCTTCTCAAGATAGTGCCGCGCCTTCTGCACATCCTTCAGCCCGTCCTTGTCCTTGTACCTGGCGATGTACTTCAGCACATTACCCCGCAGGAAGCCTTCAAATTGCTCTGGACTCATCCATGCTTCCATTGCCTCCCAAGGTTGCACTTTCTTACTGGTGTAATGGTCGCCACCAACTTGTATCTCATTTGCACTCATGTCGTCGCCTTAGTTAATTGAATATCATGTGGTTTTGGCTTTCCCGCCAGTATTGCGTGTAATCTCTTTTCAGTGACACGGTGACAGTGAATCATGGTTCTGGCAGGCAGCGACTCCAAGACCATTGAGTAGTCTTCAAGGATGGCCCGCACCGCCTGAATGCCAGCGCCAGTAAGACGGATTGACTTACCAGCAAAGCTACGCTGTCCAGCCTCTGCCAAGGCGCGAATAGCATCAAACAGTAAATGGTTGCTATCGTCCACCCGTCCACCTTCAATCAAGGTTTCCATGAGGTTTACCGCATCGGAGCAGACCGCCCAATCATCTTTCGTTGGCTCAACGGCTGTCTCAAGTGCAGCCAGGCCACTCCACATCCGAGTCAACTGGTGGCGGCGTTGCTTCTCATTCATGGGTTCCGTGGGGCTGGCAAGCATGGCATCCCACATCGAGTATGTTTCTTTTTTCATCTTTTCTTGGGCAGTGACTGCCAGTGTGTCCAAAATTGTTCACCCTTGTATGGGCCATAAGAAGCAACACCACCAGAACTAAGCAATTGCAGCTTGACGTTGCGAGGGGTATTGACACCAATGGGAAGCCAATAAACTTCGGTACTGACTGCGACAGTCTGGTCAGTGTTGAGTGTGTGTGTACAAGTGCGGCCTTGGTCACACTTTTGATTGCATGGTGGGCAAGTCATTTTGTGCCTTTCCAAATTCTGTATTGCATCCAGACCGCACATTGCGTCCGTTTATAACCAGCAGCCCGAATCTTTTTATAGGCATCTGCACGGTTATGAGCGTGAAGCACAATGTCGATTTCTGCGTCAGTCCATTTCATGAGAAGCCCCACATCACAGCGTAAATAAACCAAAGGAAAATACCTACCGGGGCAGGTACATGAGGAGAAAGCCAAATTGCAGCAAGTAGCCCAAACATTTGTGTGTTGCTCATGGCAGTTTGTTCCCGTAGTCGTCAAATGTTCGCCCTTGTGGTGGGCAGCAAGTGTGAAGACTGACCGGGCCAAGCGCACCCATCAACCTCTTGCCGCAGCGGTGGCAGAAGTGGCGCTCAGCTAAATAAGATATAGCCACGTTTTGTTCAGCGTTAGACCACCCGGCTTCATAGCCCTGTTTAAAGGATTTGCAATCGTCGGGGTAATGCGTCTGTGCATACTCCTTCATCGCTATGTCTAAGGCTTCTTCTTTAGTCATGATTCTTCTCCTGTTCCAATGCTGCTCTTGTCTGCTTTGTAATTCGCTCCGCATCTTCTGCAAGTGTCCTTGCTTTGATTGGGCTATAGGGGCTTTTGTAACTGCACTTTGGGCAGACCAGCCATTCCGTAAGCGGCTCATGCTCGGGCTGTGCCAAGGCTTCTTCCGCTGCTGCAACCGTTCCGGGACATACGCCCAAGTGTCGTGTTGCCTGTAGCAAGTTTTCAAGCGCTGTGCGAAGGGCTCCGTCTTTAGTCATTATTCTTTTCCTCAAGAATTTGTTCTGCCCACTTTGCACCCGTTAAAAACTTGGTGTCTCCAACCCACTCCTCCGGTAAGTCACCCCAATTCAACCCAACCCATGTGCGCTTTGGTGGGGCGGCATAAAGGGGCGTGCTGCTATTTCCACCTGCCTTGCGACATACTTCAGCAAAATGATCTTCCCCAATCATCCCTATTCGTGCCACAGGCTCCTGCTCTGGCTGTGCCAACACCTCTTTGATCGAATCTAATGTCCATGCAGCGATACCAATAAAGTTAAATGCCTCCCGTGCGTGCCATTTTGTTCTGCCCTCTTCCGACATTTCAGGCGGCGCAGCCATTCCTGCAAATGCAATCTTTTTCAGCGCCTCAAGCGCCAGCTTCAGTGCTTCACGTTCTTTAGTCATGATTAAGCTCCTTTAGTTTGGCTTCGATGGCTCGGGCTACCAGTAAATCTCGCCGCCCTACTGCCCCCGCATTTGTGACCCACTCATCCGTCAGCCCAACCCACGGGCGCGGTTCACACGCCTTGGCACACTCTGCAATAATTAGTGCAGCAAACTTTTCTGCGGCTTCGTGTGCGTTGCCCCCTCGACTGCTTGGGCCTAGGAGTCCCGCTTGTTCAGCAAGTTCTTGTATGCGGTTGTTCATAGCGGTGCATCCTCATGGTTGTTAGGGTTGAACTTAGGCAGCGGTGCGTTTGGCTGTCGTACTGGCAGCGTTAAGGGGAAGGGCCAGTTAGTCATTGCAGTCATCCTTCATAATTAAATACAGCACATACCCCGCGCCTAGACACAAAGCCACGGCAATCAAGAGCACACCAAATAAGATAATCATGTGGAAAACCCTCTGCTTTGGCATTTCAAAGCATCATCTGCACCCGGACGCATTTGCTGGAATATCTCACCGTCACCAGTGCGGTAAGTATCACGATCCCAAATGCTTGCATTGGCAGGCGTAGCAGCACCTTTTAACTTAGGCATCAGGACAGCACCACCGCGCACATATCGCGAAGGGTTCTTGTCGGTCAGCGGGGCTAGTGCATGGGCCGGGTTGTGCCGATTCTCACGCAATACTTTGCGAGTGCGTTCTTCAATGCTGCGTGTAATCTGTGCTTCGCCACTTTTGCGTGATAGCCCGGTCAGTTGGCGATTCATTTGGCATACCCCAGATATGTCGTCAGACGCTTGATTCGGTCATTGTGGTACTCAGACATACGGTGCGCGTATTCTTGGCTCGTTTGGGCCTCTAACAAACCGCGCTGCGCTTGCTCTAACTCGCGTACCGCCAGCGTCATTGCGCTTGGTGCTCTAAATAGTTCTTTTAGTTTTTCAATCATGGTTTTCTTCCTATTTTTAAAAGTTCAATACGTTCACGGTTAGTGCGTAAGGTGCTGTACCGTTGGTGGATACGCTCCAACATCTTCACCCGTTTGTGTACGGTTTTTTCTTCTTCTAACAAGTCCAACAATTGTTGTTCTGTATATTCGTTTGCTTCAAGATGGAATTTTCTCCAAGTTTTCAATTTTGACCTCCAGTTCAGTAATTTTTAGATTGACTTTTTGATAAGCCCGATTCGCACTGTTGTACGTCCGGGTACGGATTAAACGTTCTGCTTTCGCAGCTCTTAGTTTTGCTTTGATTTGAAGTAATCTTTTCATGTTATAAAGTTTATCACGGTTAAAAGTAAATAGTTAAATTATTTTTTCAGAATCATTCCTGATGCTGTGCCGGGTTCCACCACAATCCAGCCGTTCTCTTGCGGTTCAATCAAACCCGCATCAATTAATTTCTTGATGTAAGTTCCCGGCGCTTCCATCGAGCCAATCAAATTACGTCTAGAACCTACGGTGCTGGACTTGGGATTAGCTTGAATGCCATTCTTTACGGCGTAGTCGGTCAGCACTGACCTTGTGAGGTACGGCAAACCGCCACGGTCTTCTGCGCCTGATTCCCACCATGCACGTTCAAAATCAACAAACACTTGGCCTTCTTCTTTTTTCTTGACTTCGGGTTGTTGGCCTTTGACTACGACTGCACTGGTAACGGCTTCCCCGTCTTCATCAAGCCAACCGGGTATTGCTACGGATTCCAAGTCAACGTAAACCGTCTGCGCCATTTCAGCGTCTTTGCTCTTGCGCTGGACAATCTGCATGGACGCACCTGGCTTGCCGGGAATGATGCTTATCTCAATGTCCAAAGCGCCACGCCATGCTGACGAACCCCGTGCGCGGTGTTGGGCTTCCTCTGACACGCCAGTGTGGTGAACCAGAATCACGGTGCAATCGAACTCTTGCATCAAGGCTGCACACGCATCAAGCATGGTCTTAGCATCTTGTGCGCTGTTCTCGTCACCCGCCATGAATCGGTGCAGGGTGTCTACCGTAATGACGTTGGGTTTAATCTTGAGCGCCCGGACTGCTTCCACCACCTTGAGATAACCGGGTGCGGTATTCAGGTCTAACCCTGATTTGGACACCCACATATTCAGGCTGGTCACGCTGTTCTTATGCTTCCAGGCGGCAATCCGGCTTCGCAATCCGTGGTGGCCTTCGCCTGCCAAATAAACCATGTTTCCAGCTTTGACCTTGTGGCCTAACCAAGTTGGTTTGCCTGATGCAATGTGCAGCATCCAATCCAAAGTTACGAATGTTTTACCGCCTCCACTCGGGCCATGCACCATCACTAAGGCTTGGTCTTGTATCCAATGCTTCACAAGCCATGAAAGGGGTGCTGGCTGCTCTGAAAACCCATCGGCAGGGATTAGGTAGTCTGTTGCAATTGGTGGCTTTAAAAGCAAAGCCAAGTCATGCCCTGCTTGCACGAAATCGTTTGCGTCACCAAGGACAGGCGGCATAGTCATACGAACCCCAAATTTTGCGCTGGCTTGTTCTGCGTAGCGTAGGCCCACGCCACTTGCGTCATTGTCGGCAACAATGCAAATGTCCAAGGTTGGATTACTCGCCTTGAGAATGCCCGTGATAGGGACTAGGTTGCTGGCGCTGTAAGCCACGGCACAGGGTTGTCCTGTTACGGCTTGAATGGTGGCGGCGGTTGCAAAACCTTCAGCAATGTAAAGCGTATCGGCTTCGTCCAGACTGCCCAACATCCAGAACATGGAGCCAGTTGCACCGCCGGGGTGGTATTTCTTGTCACCGTCACCCGATATATATTGGATGCTGGCAAGTTCACCGTCTTCGTTGTACAAAGGAACCATCAAACGCCCGTCACCCGTCACCCGTGCGCCATGTGGACTGATTCCCTTCTTGGCTAAGTACGGGTGTTCGGGGCTGGCTGCTCCACCTTCTGACCAGATCAATTCCACGGTTTGCGCTGCAACTTCGCGGGTCTTGGCTTGCTCTGCATCACGCTTGGTCTTGGCTTCGGCAAACCGTTTGGTCTGCGCCATTTCCTCGGCTACGGTAAGGCTGCGTCCAATCTCTGCCTTCCATGTGAGTTCAACACCAGAACGCCAGCAACCGAATCGTCCTGCGGGAATACCATCATTGAACGCCACGTACCAGCCAGGCTTATCGTGACCGCCTTCGCCTTTGGTTCCACTGTTGAATCGGTGCAGCTTACCGTCTAAGTAAATAATTTCTGGTGGCTTTAAACCAACGCCAAGCATGGCATCCTTTAGTTGGTCTTCAGGTGCAGAAACCTGCTTTGGAGGGGGTGGTGACCAAGGGCCACCGAAGATACTTGCAAGGTCTGACATTTATTTTTCATCCTTTGTTAAAAAGTTGTTGACACTGTACCATGAACTTATGCTAAACTGCAATCACATTACGAACTGAGTCCAGACGGTAATGCAAACTGAAGGAGAGCCATATGGCTATTTCATTGAAACGTACGGGCGGTTTATCTGCGCATGGTGTCAAGGTGCTGGTATACGGCGCGGCTGGTGCGGGAAAGACTTCCCTTATCAAGACGTTGCCGAATGTCGTTGTATTGTCTGCCGAGGGCGGTCTGCTGTCTATCCAAGACGCTGACTTACCGTATCTGGAGATTACAAGTATGGAAGATTTGCGTGAGGCTTACAGTTGGGTTCTGGAATCTGAGTACAAAAGCGTAGCACTCGATTCAATCAGCGAAATCGCTGAAGTCTGTTTGAACTACGAAAAGAAGGTCAACAAAGACCCACGCGCTGCATACGGTGCAATGCAGGAACAAATGGCTGACATCATTCGGGCCTTCCGTGACTTGCCAAACCGCCATGTATTGATGACTGCCAAACTGGAGAAAACACAGGATGAAATGGGCCGGGTACTGTACAGCCCATCAATGCCGGGTAACAAAACTGGTCAGGCATTGCCTTACTTCTTTGATGAAGTGTTGGCCTTGCGTGTTGAAAAGGATGCCGAGGGCAACACCCAACGCGCCTTAATGTGCGACTCTGATGGCTTGTGGCTTGCCAAAGACCGTAGCGGCAAACTTGGTGCATGGGAAGCACCAGACTTGAACGCCATTATCGAAAAGATTGGTGGTGCAGCATGAGTGCCCCATCGGTTGGTTTGATTGCCTTGTGGACAGGCGAATTGTCTTCTAACGTGGAACACATGAAAAATATGTGCATTCACCAAATGAAAGATGATGAACTCGCACAGTTCAGTATCTTTGCTCAAAATGCTAGTTATTCCTTAGCATCACTTATGAAATACGTACAACAAATTCAGGAGAATGAACAATGACACTTTATCAAGAATGGCTAGATGCCAAGGCGCGGGAAACCGCTGCGGTTGCTGACCGTCGCAATCTCGAAGACCAAATGATTGTTGCGTTTCATGTTCCTAAAAACTTGGATACCACCATCAAACAAGAACTTGATGGCTACGTTATCAAGATGGAGGGTCGAATCAACAAAAAGATTGACGCTGACAAGTTACAAATGCTGGCGGCTGAAGCTGGCCTATCTGAACACCTTACCAGCCTCTTTCGCTGGAAACCCGAAATCATTGCGAAGGCTTGGGGAGCAGCAGATGAAGCTATCACTAAGCCTTTGCTTGATGCCATTACGTCCACACCCGGACGCCCAACTTTCACCATTACCAAGGAATAATCATGGCTTTTTTAGATGAAGAATTTAGCGTTGACTCGCTTCCCGTATCGACCAGCAACTTTGACCCATTGCCCGAAGGCTGGTACAACGCCACGATTACAGGCGCAGAAATTAAAGCCACTAAAGCAGGCGATGGAAAGTACATTGCTTGCAAGTACACCATTACAGGCCCATCACACCAAGGCCGGGTTATTTTTGGCAACTTGAACATTAAGAACGCCAGCACTAAGGCAGAAGAAATTGGTCGGCAACAGTTGGGCGAGATCATGCGTGCTATCGGCTTGGTTAAGGTGTCGGACACTGACCAATTGATCGGCGGTAACCTTGGCATCAAACTGTCAGTGAAGACGGGCGAGTATGCAGGCAATGAAGTGAAGGGCTTTAAATCATTGGGCGGTTCACCGTCACCGATGGCTAAACCATCATCAATGCCAACTGCACCTGGCCTTGCCAAAGCTGCACCACCTTGGTTGAAAAAGTAATCAAAAAAATACCCCGCTTGTAACGGCGGGGTAAAAATCAACAGGAGAGAAACCATGAAGATTCCCGAACAAGATATTACCATCACTTCCCTCATTGACGAAGCGCATGAATCCCGTTCTGAAAAGCCACGGGGCCACATGGGTTGCAGTACCTTGGGCCACCATTGCGAACGCTGGATGTGGTTGTCCTTCCGTTGGGCGGTGCAGGAGAAATTCAAAGGCCGTATATTGCGTTTGTTTCGCCGGGGCAACAATGAAGAAGCCACCATCATTAGCGACTTACGCGCTATCGGCATGAGTGTGAACGGTACTCAACGCCGGGTTGACTTTGGTAGTCATGTTAGCGGCTCTCTGGACGGTATCGGCAAAGGCGTGCTTGGTGCACCAAAGACTGAGCACGTATTGGAATTTAAAACCCATAGTCTCAAGTCATTTAACGACTTGGAAAAAAACGGCGTTGCCAAGTCCAAGCCGATGCACTTCACGCAGTGCCAAGTTTATATGCACGGCACGGAGTTAAAACGAGCCTTGTATGTCGCAGTCTGCAAAGATGACGACCGTATCTACACCGAGCGTTTGGAGTATGACCGCGACCATGCGGTGAAAGCCATTGAAAAGGGTCAACGTCTGGCCCTGACTGACCGCCTACCGCCACCCATAAGCACTGACCCAAGCTGGTTTGAGTGCAAGATGTGCGCGGGGCATGAGTTCTGCCACAAGACCAAGACCACCAAGCAGGTTAACTGCCGGACCTGCGCCCACATTACGCCATTGTCTGATTCAACTTGGCATTGTGCCAAATGGGATGATGTTGTGCCGACTGACGCGCAGCACGAAGGTTGTGAATCTCATGTTCTGCACCCTGACTTAGTGCCGTGGAAGCGCCTGGACGGGCCTAGCGATTGGGTTGCGGTGTATGAGATAGACGGGCAAGGCTTGGCTAACGGTGAGCCAGGCGAGGGCGTGTATGGCAGCAAGGAATTGTTAGCCAATGCTGCGGCTTGTCGTGACCCCGCGGTTAACCAGTTGCGCCAGGAATGGGATGGAAGGGTGGTTGGATAATGTTGAGAGACTACCAACAACGAACTATTGACCAGCTCTACGCATGGTTTGAAGCTGGGAACGTGGGCAACCCTTGTTTGGTGCTGCCTACCGGGTCAGGCAAAAGCCACATCATTGCAGCACTTTGCAAAGATGCTTTGCAATCATGGCCTGAGACACGCATATTGATGCTGACCCATGTGAAGGAACTGATTGAACAGAATGCTGAAAAGATGCGCCAGCACTGGCCCAATGCACCGATGGGCATTTACTCTGCCGGGTTGCGAAGTAAAGAATTAGGCGAGCCGATAACCTTTGCCGGGATTCAGTCAGTACGTACCAAGGCCGCGCAGATAGGTCACGTTGACCTTGTAATCATTGATGAGGCTCATCTGGTGAGCCACAAGGACGAGGGCGGCTATCGCACTTTTCTAACGGCGATGGCACTCATTAACCCCAACTTGCGAATTATTGGATTGACCGCCAGCCCGTACCGCCTTGGACACGGCTACATCACGGACAAACCAGCCATATTCGACGCGCTGATTGAACCTGTGACCATTGAGGAACTGATACACAAGGGGTTTTTATCAACCCTGCGAAGCAAGCTGACCACCACCAAACTTGAAGTTGACGGGGTACACAAGAGGGGCGGCGAGTACATTGATTCAGAACTTCAGGCCGCAGTCGATACCAAGGATAAGAACCTAAAAGTGGTGCGTGAAGTGATAAATCTTTCTACAGAAAGGAAATCATGGTTATTTTTCTGTGCTGGCGTGGCTCATGCCCACCATATAAAAGATGCCTTGGTGGAGCAAGGGATTGTCGCTGAGTGCGTGACGGGCGAGACACCGAGTAACGAACGCGCTCGAATACTGGCTGAATTCAAGGCAGGACGCATTCAAGCCCTGACCAATGCCAACGTACTCACGACGGGATTCGACGCGCCTGGGATTGATTTGATAGCCATGCTGCGCCCTACGATGTCGCCGGGGCTTTACGTCCAGATGGCAGGCCGGGGGCTACGCATAGCAGAAGGGAAAACCGATTGTCTGGTATTGGACTTTGCCGGAGTTGTTGAGCAACATGGCCCCATTACCGCCGTTAAGCCACCACCAAAAAAGGGCGACAAGGTAGGCGAAGCGCCCGTGAAGGTCTGCGACCATTGCCAAGAGATATGCGCTTTGAGTGTGCGAGTCTGCCCTGCGTGTGGCGAGGCATTCCCCGAACCAGTAAAAGCAGCTCTGAAATTGTCCAATCTGGACATCATGGGCGTGGAAGGCATCGATCTTGACGTGAGCGCCTGGACATGGCGTAAGCACATAAGCAAAGCCAGCAACAAGGATATGCTTTCAGTGACCTACTACGGGGGGCTGTCCGATATGCCCGTGACCGAGTATCTGGCAGTCACCCATGAGGGTTATGCCGGGGAAAAGAGCAGGCGCCTATTGGCAGACATGGCGCACCAGGCAGGCATTGAGTTAAATTATGGGTGGGTTGACCTACATGAAGTGGCCCAACTATTGACCGATGGCAGGCCACCCGCACGCATAGAATTTAAGCGTGAAGGCCGTTTTTTTTCAATCATCAATAGGACATGGAATTTATGAGACACCCCGAACCCGCCATTGTGACGCTATACCGCGCCACCCAGAAGGCAGAGCCACCGAAGGTATGCCACACTTGTGACCATTACACCCCGAACGGCCTATGTGCTGAATTCAACGCAGAGCCACCAGAAGCATTCGCCAATACACCGGGCGAGTGCTCATTGTGGGTTTGGGAGATTCCATTTTGATGAACAAAAAAGAATTATTGCAAATGGAGCGCCTGGAACGCTTACTTGCCGTGGAGCGTGAGCGTGCCGAGAGCGCATGGGCGGGATACCGTGACGCACTGTATCAACTGGTGGATCTAAAAATGAAACTGGAAGCCGTGGAAAGGGCATTACATGGCACCGAGTGAACATTTAGAACAAGTACGCCTAGTCTCATGGTTCAGGCGCCAGTACCCCGATGTCCGTATCTTCGCTATCCCCAATGGCGGGGGCCGTAGCATGAGCCAGGGGGCTGCATTGAAAGCCGAAGGGGTCCAGGCAGGGGTTCCAGATTTATTTGTTCCTGCTTGGCTATGCTGGATTGAAATGAAAAAGGAATCAGGGGGCGTGGTTTCGCCAGTTCAAAAGGACTGGATCCAGTACCTTGAAAGCATAGGCCACCGAGTAATCATAGGTCGAGGGTTTGAGGATGCCAAGAGCCAAATTGAAGGCATGAAAAAGCCCCATTGAAGGGGCTTAAGTGGTTTGAGGGGGGCTTATAAGTTCAGGAGCAGGGCCAGCATAGCGGCGACAAGGGCGGCGACAATGAACATCAGTCAGAGTAATGATAAATTGGCCCTGCTTCGCACCAAAAAGGTTCTGGATTCCACCCCGACTCTGCTTCTAGTTCAATGTAACGTCCTGTTTGTGGCGTGTAACCCGTGAGCATGGTTAAGGCGTGCCCGTCCTTTATCTCTTTCCTTGCAAGCTGACACGCAGCATGATAATTCTGGTCACGTTTGGGATAATCTTGAATATTCATTATTTCGATTCCTTGATTGTGAAGCTGTCAGGGGTTAAGGTTTTATCCATGAATAGCTTACGGGTGCAATAGTCGGGGGCTAATACATTGAGCCAGTGTTCTGCACGTTCTAATGTGTCACAAATACAATGCACCGCTAACGGGTTAATCTTTTCTATAACTTTATACATACTTATTTCACCAGTACATCAAAATAAGAGAGAGCCAATAATAATAATGGCACGACAATAATAATTGTCGAGAATGTATTTAATAATATTACTCGCATATATTATTCACCCGGTCGTCAAGTATTAAGATGCAATCCAGTAGGGCGTCGCCTACTGTTTCATTTTGTGGGAACCAGTTAACTATTGCATTCAGGCAGGCCAATAAATCATATTCTGAGCGAATAGCACGCAGTTGGGCGAGTAGTTGGGGGGTGGCTTGGCTATTCATTTGGAAAGCCCGATACCGTACATCAACGCGCTGATTTTGTCTGACAATTCACGCGCTGGACCGTGACCACCGAATATATCGTTTATCCCTGTACCGCCCGACTGACTCATGCGGTGCAGAGCATAACCCCCATAGGCGCATGATAGGCAGTAAACGCCCGGGTTACCGCCGATTACTTGACCATCGTCACCAGTGCGATAAATCGGGACATCCGCCAGGCCCACCAGCGAATTCAAGTTCTTAATTTGCTGACGTAAAAATGATTGAGTGATTCTCATGTTTTATTCTCCTGTTGGTGGATTGCACAATGCAAGCCCGTAAACCCTGACACGCAAGGCTTACAGAGTGCATTAATAGGTTGCTGGTGTAAACGGGCGAATATCGCTTGTGCTGGCTCGCAAGGGCATGATGATGGCAAAGCCGGTCATATTCTCGCCAGTCATCACGCCAGAACTAGAGCCAAATTGATGCAAGTGGGGGAATGATTTAGTCCCGTAGTTAAACCACAGTGAGACAGCCTGGCTCGCCTGTAACACCAGTTCAGCGTTATATTGTCCTGGCGCTGGCTCTGCATTTGGCCATTGTGAAACCCGGCGCCAGTCAGGGAATGAGCCATCAATTGGCTTGAATACGGTTGAGTTACCAAGTTGGTAGGTATCGGTTCCCACCAGTGTGAGAGTCAGAAAATCATTTTTATCTGATTTCAAAGCCTGTTTGATGGCATCGGCTGGAATTATCATTTTCCATGGTCCAGGCTTTGCTTCGCCAGTCCAATTGATATTCTGAGCACGCACCAAGCCAGCAAATAAAGTGTAGCCATCACATCCGACAATGTGCAGATCGCCATTGGAAGCGCATTCAAGCAACACGCCCATTAAATAGAAGCGAAGATCTTTTTTAGACGCGCATGAGAGAGCAGCTTTAAGGTGGTTTTTTTGAATATTAAGCATGATAATTTTCCTGTTGAGTGAAGGGTAAGCCAGGGTAGGCCTGGCTCGTTTGAATTAATAGTTGTAGGCTTTGCATCCTAGAGCGGCGGCGAAGCGCTTAGCGTGCAGTTTAGTGTGAAAGTAGTGTTGGGCTTGGACTGACTCGCCAGACAAACCGGGTTGATTGTGAATCACCAGTTCGAACTTGTGGCCTGTATGCTTAGGTGCAGTGAAGATCGATGCGAACATTTGTTTTCTCCTGTTACGCCATGCGTGATTGCTTGGCATGGATAGAGTGTAACCGAATTTGTTACGCTGCAACTTAATTTGTTGCAATTATTTGTACTGATCGTTTATACAGTGGTTTTATGAGTACATTGTTACACTATGTATGCACTATGTACTATGTACAAAGTACATTGTTTACATACATAGTACATTGTGTACTATGTACTTTTCTGACAAAAACAGGGCTACAAAGTACATACACTACATTATTCCCTAAGGAATAATGTATGTATGTATGCCTTGTGCGTCTTAAAATGTAGATTTTTGGGGGTGAAGTATGGCTCGAATTGAAAACAGGGCGGAAATCTCGCTACAGATTTTGGATAGCATGGCGGGCGGTCAGAGCATGAGACAAAGCTGCTTGAAAGCAGGCATTGGAGCATCAACATGGTTGGACTGGTGTGCTGCTGACCGTGATTTAGACGAACGCTATGCACGCGCACGACTATCTTTGCTCGATGCGATGGTAGATCAGATCATCACCCTAGCTGATTCCCCGGTGGCTGTGCTCGATACTGGTGCTACTGATCCGGCCTTGGTGCGTCAGCGACAGTTGCAGATCGATGCTAGGCGCTGGATACTGTCAAAGCTCGCTCCGCGCATATATGGCGATAAGCTCGATGTCAATGTCAGCGATACACGTATATCTATTAGCGGGGCTTTGGCGGCTGCGCAGGCCCGCCTAGTAGATGTGATTGACGTTACACCCGTACATGCACTACACAATGTACATAGTGCACAGGAAGTGCATAGTGCATATGTACATAGTGCATCTGACAATGTACATAGTGCACCCGATGCACCACCTAAGCCCAGGCGCCTGCTACTTGATAGCTACATCGATGACTAAGGCCGCGACGAGGCCAGGGAGGAGGGCCGAGGCCAAAGGGCCAGCGGCTACGGAGCCTTCACAAACATTTTTATTTTTATTTTTAATTTATTAACATATATGCTTAAGTTACTTATTCTGTTTGGCCTTTTTTATTTTTTATTTTTTTATTAATATATGCAAACCACAATATATAAACCAGAAGACGAACAAGAATTAATGGCTGTCTTATGGAGTAATAAATTAAAAGATAATCCACTGGCGTTTGTTAAGTATGTATTTCCGTGGGGTGTAAAAGGTACTCCTTTGGAACATTTCTCTGGCCCTAGAAAATGGCAGAGAGAGATATTGCAAGATATTACTGACCATATTGCAATTAATAATGAAGCCGCGAAAGCATTAGCGCCTAATGGTGCATCCCTATCCAACTCAGAGATTGCTTACAAGGTATTGCAAGAAGCAGTATCTAGTGGTCGTGGAATTGGAAAGTCGGCATTAGTGTCATGGCTGACTATATGGATGGTGTCAACTCGTATTGGCTCAACGACAATAATCTCAGCCAACTCAGAGAATCAATTACGGTCAATTACTTGGGCTGAGATTACAAAGTGGCTGGCTATGTCATTGAACTCACATTGGTTTGAGGTGAGTGCGACAAGGGTGGCGCCTGCCAAGTGGTTGACTGATTTGGTTGAGAGTGATTTAAAGAAGGGTACAAGGTATTGGGGTGTGGAGGGCAGGCTGTGGTCGGCTGAGAATCCTGATGCTTATGCTGGTGTACACAACTTTGACGGTGTGCTGGTGATCTTTGATGAGGCATCGGGTATTGATGATTCGATTTGGTCGGTCACTGGTGGCTTCTTTACGGAGAACACGCCGAATCGGTTTTGGATGGCGTTCTCGAATCCACGGCGCAATACGGGGTATTTCTATGAGGCGTTTAATTCCAAGCGGGAGTTTTGGAAATCTCGGGTGGTGGACGCTCGGACGGTGGAGGGGACGGACAAGCAGGTGTATGAACGGATTATTAATGAGTATGGGCCGGACAGTGCGCAGGCTCATGTGGAGGTGTATGGGATGTTTCCGAATGCGGGGGATGACCAGTTCATTTCTAGTTCGGTGGTGGATGATGCGATGAAGCGGCCTAAGTACAAGGATCAGTCTGCGCCGATTGTGATTGGGGTTGACCCGGCGCGGTTTGGTGCGGATGCGACGGTGATTGCGGTGAGGCAAGGTCGGGATATTATTAAGATCATGCGGCATCGGGGGGACGATACGATGACGGTGGTGGGCCATGTGATTGAAGCGATTGAGGAATTTAAGCCTACGCTGGTGGTGATTGATGAGGGGGGATTGGGCGCGGGGATTGTGGATAGGCTCAAGGAGCAACGCTATAAGATTAAGGGGGTCAACTTTGGCAATAAGGCCAAGAACCCTATAATGTATGGGAATATGAGGGCGCAAATGTGGGGCGATATGCGGGACTGGCTCAAGTCAGCAAGCATTCCAAGTGATCGGTTCTTGAAAACTGATTTAATTTCGCCTATGATGAAGCCAGATTCTAGGGGGACTATCTTTCTGGAGTCCAAGAAGGACATGAAGTCACGGGGTTTGGCTTCACCTGACGCAGCGGATGCGATATGCGTGACGTTTGCGTTCCCGGTGGCGCATAGGGAGTACACTGAAAAGGCTCGTACACTACGGGTTAGTGATCGTGGTGCGGTTTCAACTGGCTGGATGGGAAGTTAAATGAAGAAAACTGTTTCATTATCGGTTGGGCGCGGCGAGAAGCTGCCTACCTCCAAAGGCGCGGGTTTGACTGAAAAGGGGCGCGAGAAATACAACGCTGCCACTGGCTCAAATCTTAAGGCTCCCGCACCCAACCCCAAGACCAAGGCCGATCAAGGCCGCAAGGATTCATTTTGCGCCCGTATGGGCGCGGTAGCGGCTAATGCCAAGGATGGCGAACGCGCCAAGGCTGCTCTTAAACGTTGGAAGTGTTAATCATGGCTACAAAACCCGGTCTCTATAGTAATATCCACGCGAAGCAGGCTCGTATAGCTGCGGGGTCTAAAGAGAAGATGCGTAAGCCTGGCACTGAGGGCGCACCGACTGCCAAGGCTTTCAAAGAATCTGCAAAGACGGCGAAGAAGGTGCACAAATGAGCTTTACAAAACCAATTGGCGTAGCCTACCTTGACCAAGACATTGATGGCGGCATTATTGGCGCTACTAATCCCCAAAACATTACGGGCGCAATTATTTATGCCACTTCAAAGGTGGGGTACACCAATGGCGCGTATGGAACTATCACGCAAACGGGCAACAAGGCTTCGGGCGTAACACTCAATACATCCGCAGGGACGATTACTACAGCTAATGCACAAATAGCACCTTCAGGTGAAGTCGCGTTTATTGTTACCAACAGCCAAGTGACTGCATTGGACACAGTTATTGTGAACATTGCTTCTGGCGCTACAGCTACTTTTGCATATGTAATTGCTGTGGTGACCGTAACAAACGGCGCGTTTACAATTAACATTGGCAACATATCAAACAATGCGTATTCAGACATTCTGAAAATAAATTACGGTATTTTTCACGTTGAACCATAGGATTTTTATGCCACTCATCAAATCCAAGGCGCCCGAAGCCTTCCGTGCTAACGTCAAGGCAGAGGTCAAAAGCGGCAAACCTGTGGCTCAAAGTGTTGCAATTGCTTATTCGGTTAAGCGTGAAGCTGCTAAACCAGCACCTAAAGGTAAAAAATGAGTGACATTTCTGCTGCTGCCGCAGTTGCTGTTGGTGGTTCGTCTAAAGACAAAAGCGATGCCAGCATTCTTGCCACGGCGAGGTCTAGACTTGACATGGCTATGTCGGCACTGTCTGAGTCTCGGGAAGACGAAAACGACGACCTGAAGTTCTATGCTGGTTCACCAGACAATCACTGGCAATGGCCTGCTGACGTTTTGGCTACTCGCGGTGCGGTGCAAGGTCAAACGATCAATGCGCGGCCTACGCTGACTATCAATAAGCTGCCACAGCACGTTCGCCAAGTCACTAACGACCAGCGACAAAACCGCCCAGGTGCAAAGGTCATTCCTGTTGACGACAATGCTGATATTGAGATTGCAGAAATCTTCAACGGCATGATTCGGCACATTGAATACATGAGTGACGCTGACGTTGCTTATGACACCGCTTGTGAAAACCAAGTCGCGTATGGTGAAGGCTATGTCCGACTTTTGACAGAGTATTGCGACGACAACACGTTTGACCAAGACATCAAAATTGGTCGGATTCGCAACTCATTCTCGGTGTACATGGATCCAACGATGCAAGACCCTACTGGCGCAGATGCCAAGTATTGTTTTGTGACGGAAGACCTGACCAAAGAAGAATTTACCCGGATGTACCCGGACGCATCCCCGATTACCACGCTTCAATCCTTGGGTGTTGGCGATCAGTCTATCTCCAACTGGCTCAATGAAGACACTATCCGTATTGCGGATTACTATTACATTGACTATGACCCGGCTACGCTGAATTTGTACCCCGGCAATCAGACAGCATTTGTTGGAACGGCTGAAGACAAGGCGCTAAAAGCCTATTTTGGCAAACCCATCAAGTCGCGTGAGTCTGACCGCCAAAAAGTACGGTACTGCAAGATCAATGGCTATGAAATCTTGGAGCAGCGCGAGTGGGTTGGCAAGTACATCCCCGTGGTTCGCATTGTTGGCAATGAATTTGAGGTAGATGGACGTTTGTACGTGTCGGGCCTAGTTCGGAATGCCAAGGACGCTCAACGTATGTACAACTATTGGGTGTCTCAAGAGGCAGAAATGCTTGCTTTGGCTCCCAAAGCCCCGTTTATTGGTTACGGTGGTCAGTTTGAAGGCTACGAAGACAAGTGGAAGACCGCTAACACACAAAATTGGCCTTATTTGGAGGTCAATCCAGACGTTACAGACGGTCAAGGCGCTACGCTGCCACTACCACAGCGTGCTCAACCGCCAATGGCCTCCAGCGGCCTTCTACAGGCCAAGGCGGGTGCTGCTGAAGACATTAAATCCACGACAGGCCAGTACAACGCCTCATTGGGCATGGGTTCCAACGAACGTAGCGGCAAAGCCATTCTTGCGCGTCAGCGTGAGGGCGATGTTGGAACGTATCATTATGGTGACAACCTAGCCCGTGGGGTTCGGCACATTGCCCGTCAATTAATTGACATGATCCCCAAGATTTACGACACCCAACGTGTGGCTCGTATTATTGGTGAAGATGGTGAGACAAAGATGGTCAAGATTAACCCTGACCAACAACAACCCGTCAACAAGATTGTGGATGAGCAAGGCATCGTCATTGAGAAGATTTACAACCCCGGCGTTGGTAAATACGATGTTGTGGCTACGACTGGCCCCGGCTACGCGACTAAGCGCCAAGAGGCTCTGGAAGCTATGGCACAGTTGTTGCAGGGTAACCCGCAACTCTGGTCGGTGGCTGGCGACTTGTTTGTCAAGAACATGGATTGGCCTGGCGCTCAAGAAATGTCCAAACGCTTTGCCAAGACCATTGACCCTAAACTCATGGGCAATGGCGAAGACAATCCAGAATTGCAAGCTGCAACTCAGCAGATGCAAGCTATGGGTGCTGAGATGGAGCAGATGCACCAAATGCTTATGAACGTCAACAAGAGCATGGAAGCCCGTGATCTGGAAATCAAAGAATTTGACTCTAAAGTTAAGGCTTTTGATGCTGAGACTAAGCGTATTTCAGCAGTACAAGCTGGCATGAGTGAAGCACAAATTCAAGACATTGCAATGGGTGTTGTTGCAGCCGCAATGGAATCCAATAGTATGATGATGTCTGGTATGTCTGAAATGCGTGAACCCATGCAAGAAGATATGGGCGAAATGCCAATGCAGGGTATGCCAATGCAAGGCGAAATGCCACCACAAGGAATGCCACAATGAAATGCAATGATTTTCTAGGTATGCTGTTTTTGGCTCGGGATGTGACCCATTCCGTCCACTTAAATACACGCAGTTTTAGCAAACACAAGGCGCTCAATATCTTCTACGACCGTATCGTTGGTGCGGCTGACGACTTTGCTGAAGCCTACCAAGGCAGGCATGGTCTAATTGGCCCAATTACTTTAATGTCGGCTAACAAAACCAACAACGTGATTGAGTTTTTACAAGACCAACTTGCTGAAATTGAAGCCTGTCGCTATGAAGTCGCGCCAAAAACAGATTCTTCTTTGCAACAATTGATAGATAATATTGTTGAAATTTATCTGCGTACATTGTACAAATTGCGCTTCTTGGCATAAGGAATAAAAATGACCGTCAATCTTTCCGCACTTGCTGGTGCCGGGCAACAATTTTTAGACAATAGCGGCAATGTTTTGACTGGCGGTAAGTTATACACTTATGCTGCTGGTACTACAACACCACAAGTAGCCTACACATCATCATCTGGTGCAACTCCACTTAGCAATCCAATAATCTTAGATGCTGCTGGACGAGTTCCAACAGGTCAAATTTGGCTTACGATGGGTAGTAGCTACAAGTTTGTACTTCAATCTAGTACAGATGTGCTGATTACAACATGGGACAACATTACTGGCACTTCTAGTAATGCTGCAACTATTTATTATTTACCAGCAGGAACAGGCGCGGTAGCTACCACAGTACAAGCCAAACTGCGTGAAAATGTCAGCGTGTTAGATTTTGGCGCTGTTGGCAATAATGTTACTAACGACACAGTTGCTATCCAAGCAGCTATTGATGCAACACCAACAGGCGGAAAATTGTACTTTCCAGCAGGGTACACATATTATTGCGCCTCACGCCTAATTATTAACAAAGCCGTAACTATTTCAGCGTACGGAGCAACTGTGCGTTTTAACGGAACGCGCAGTGGTGGTTTACAAAACGATGCCATCAGCATTACAGCAAGCAACGTAAAAATTATGGGCGGGACTTGGAAAGAAGTCGCACCAACCACAAACAGTGGGCCGTATGGGTTTGCGTTTGCTGGTGTTGAAAACGACTCGGTAACGCCACCAACTTACATCGAAAACGTGGGCATTCAAGATGCGACCATTGTTGATTGGCAAGGTGAGAGTGTGATTTTTAGAATGTGTCAAAACTTTTATCTCACAAACTGCGACATTTCAAATATTGGTTACGCTGGTGTTCAAACACTATCAAGCAACCAAGGCGTGATTTCCAACAACAGAATTGGTGACATACACCCCACAGGCGTTGTTGCTTCAGGTGATAACGCCTACGGCATTGCAATCACTTGCAACAGCAGTGGTAACACTGTCGGTCGCCCGTTGTCCCATGATGTTGTTGTCACTGGTAACTACGTTTACAACGTCAAAACGTGGGAGGGAATTGACACGCACGGAGCGTACAGCATTTCAGTGACTGGCAACAGCGTTCGTAATTGCAGGTCTGGAATTGCGCTTGTTGGATATACAGGTGCAGTTGCTGCTAATGATGCAGGTGCTAGACGCTCTACTGTAACGGGCAACGCAATTGAAAACGACCCGTTAATTTTTGTAGCCCGTAGTGGTTTAACTTATGGAATTGTAATTGACGGTGATGTTCGTGCTGGCGGCGATACTGGTGATGGTGTCGTTGTTAGTGGTAATACATTGACATATTGCGGCGGTAAAAATATAACCGAATCGTTGGGTGCAATTGAATGTATCCTGATTAACAACCTCGTGGTGTCTGGTAACAGCATCAATGAGTCTGGCTCAAACGCAATCATGCTGTTCTCGTGCGTGAATTCTTTGGTGGATAGCAATTCAATTTATGAAATTGATCCATTTAACGCAGCATCGTTTCCTGTGGCAACTGCAACCTTTAGCGGCAACCCAACAGCGGCAGACACAATAACATTAAACGGTGTTGCTTGTACGTTTGTGGCAACGTCAAGCGCCATTAATAGCAACACAGCAATTGATGTGTTAATTGGCGCAAGCCAAGCAGACACTATTACAAACTTGCAGACAATTCTTGTTACTGCTAGAGACACTGGCACAGCATCAGTAATGCCAAACGGATTACTGCAATTTACATCGTTTAGTAATAATGGAACTACATTCGTAGTGACATATCGTTACCCAACACGAATGCTGTCAATTTTTTGGACGGTTAGCGAATCAAGTAGCGTTATTTCGTGGAGTGGTGCAAACCTCTCAATTCCACCAGATGATCGCGGTGCTGGCATTCGTATAGAACAATTAAGCGGCGGTGTAGCACCGACTGGTCAAATAAGCAATAATTTTATTCGCAATCCAACTGCTTCAACAATATCCATTCGTGGAATCTGTCAAGTGTCAGACACAGAAATTAGCTACCGTGGTAATTCTTTGTCTGGTCTAGGTGTGTTGTACGATTTAGAAGGTTCAGCAGTTTTATCGTGTGGCAGCGTATCAAATTTATTTGAAAACTCTGTTGTCTATGATCTACCAAGCATTGCATCGGCTGCAACATTTGAGTTTTTTCTACCTTACCCAACTTCTGCTGGAACTGGCGCATCTGTAAGCGTTTCTACAAGCAATAATTTAAATGGATTGATTATGAGTGTGAGACCGCAATCGGAAGTAGCAATTGTTCAATTGTTTAACCCCACCGTTGGCGCAATTAACTTGGCAAACACACGGTTTTCATACAAATATGAACAATTGCGTAATAATGGTAATTACGGCGCATTGACGTAAAGGAAATAAAAATGGCAACCAAATATTGGGTTGGTGGTGATGGGGTTTGGAGCAGCTTAACCAACTGGAGAACAACATCTGGCGGGGCCGTTGTTACAACTCCACCCAATTCTGCTGATGCTGCAAGGCTTGACGCTAACTCATCCACCAGTGTTGTCACTGTTGATAGCAACATTAATATTCAAACCCTGACTTGTTCAGTGTTCACAGGTACGCTGGCCTTTGGTGCAAACACAGTTTCGGTAAACAGCACAGGTACTGTGTTTACTGGCTCCCTTACCATGACTGTTACTGGTACACCATTGATTATTGCAACTAACAGCAGCGCAACTGCAAGGACTATTTCGCCTTTAGCAGTAACTGAAGCCAATAGCATTTCTTTTAGGATTACTGGTGGAACCGGTACTTTTGCTCTTTCAGCTAACAGCGCGGTTAAAAATTTAGATTTTACTGATGGTGTAAATCCAACTGGATATGGTGGAGCGCAAACAGGCAACACCAGTTTTACCATTTATGGTAATTTTACAGCGTCAACCAACATGACCAAAACTGCTGGCGTTGGAGTGGTTACGTTTGCAGCCACATTGGGCACAAAAACTATTACTACGGCTGGAGTGCTTTTTGATTGCCCGTTTACGTTTAATGGCATAAATGGAGCCTTTGCTTTTCAAGACGCATTAACGCAGGGGTCAACCCGGGCATTTACCGTTACTAACGGTACGGTGCAACTTAAAGCTGGTGTTACCAGCACTGTAGGCTCATTCGCGACATCTGGCACTACACGTAAATTCTTGCAAAGCACTTTAGCTGGCACACAAGCTACGTTATCGCAGGCAACGGGTACGGTTGACGCTACTTATTTAACGATTCAAGATATTAAAACCAACGGCGGCGCTACATGGAATGCGTTTACCACTAGCGGAAACGTAGATGCTGGTGATAATACAGGCTGGAATTTTGGTGGAACCCCTGATGTGAATACTGAAGTTGGGTATCGGCTAAGATCATTTACACAAACCCGGAGATTTTAAAATGACGATGAACATTAAAGCAGTT